TCCCTGAATGTCCGTACACAAGTTCGAGCGCCCGGAACAGCGTCTCCGCGGTCGCTGGTACGTTCAGACCGCACTTGTGGCACTCGAGCTGGTATCGCGTCCGGATGGTCTCAGGCGACCGCATCTGAACAGTTGCGACGTCCAAGCGCCCCTCATAGGTCGTTTGGTCGAGCGGCCGATCGGAGGAGAGCATGATCTGTGTCGAGTTCGGGCGTGCCCTGTAGAACCGCTCTCCCGGTATCCGGTAACCCTTTGCGTCCTCCACCCAGTACACGCGCGGCGGGTCTTGACGAGCGTCCACCTCGGCGCGAAACGTCTGTATCGGTACAGGTTCTGCTTGGTGGGATTCGGCCGTGCAACGGATTGATACGTACGCCACATCATCTACGGCAACTTGCCGACGACGTCGGGTCACAGCGACTCCAATTCTTCATTTTCCGGGTGCCGAGCCGAGCACCGGCACCCGGAGCGTCCCGTCAGTGCTGGACTACTTCGGAAAGGCCACGGAACAGCAGAGGATCGGGGCCGAAGACGTGGTACAAGCGGGCGAACTCGACCACGCGCCAGCTCCGGGTCACGCCTCGCATCTTCTTGTTGAGGGTGCTGTAGGGAATGCCGGCCTCGTTGGCGAGCTCCTTCTGCGTCATGCCCCATGCATCGAGGAGTTCCCGCAGGTTGTCGCGGAACTGCTCCCAGAACAGATCGGACGTATCAACCGTGGCCCCCGCGGTATCTTGTGTAGTAGTGGACATCGTTGCTATACCCTTCGGTGTTCCGGGCCCTCGTCGTGTTCCAGCACGGCGGGGGCGTTTCTCGTCTCGACGGCGTTGTCCGCCAAGTCTCTACCCGTCCTCCGACAGCCAATCGATCTGAACGGACGACGGATCAAATTTCCGGCCGGGGCCGCTAGGCAGCACAGTTACTCGCATCAGCAGGTCGATCGCTTCGCGTCTCGCGGACAGCGGTAATCCGACCCACCTGGCGCCAGCTTCCGGTCCTGCAAGATCCGTGAGGATCGTGCGCGGTCGCGCAGCTTCGAGACGCTTGACGGCCTTCTCCCGTCGCTCGCGCAGCCCCGCGGTGATCCTCTTCAACTGGACGGCAGTGATCGCATCCTCCGCAAACTGGTCCGCAGCCGTTTCGAGCTTCGCGTCAAGTGTCGCGATCTCCCGCTGGCACTCGTCGACAGCCGCCGAATCCCCGACCGCAAATAGTTCGACGGCGTCGGGCTGAGACAAGCGTGCGACAACGACACCTTCGACGACCGCGTCGACGAGATCCTGGCGGCGCCGAACACGGAAGCACTCGGAGCACTGGTAGGCAGGAGGCTGACGCTTGCCCTTGTCCATCCGGCCCACCGTGCGTCGCATGCGGCCACCACAGCGCCCACAACGAGCGATCCCAGCCAGTAAGTACTTGGGGGTGGGTCCCGCGTGGTTGTCGCGCCTTGTCGGGTCGGTCAGTAGCGCGACAAGCTGCGCATGAGTGCCCTGATCAAGAATCGGGACTGTGGTCGAAGGCCCAACGATCACACCACGGTGGGATCGCAGCCCGGCATTAGACGGCCTCATGAGGATTTGCCGCAGGATCGTCGTGTTCCACCGGTCGGACTTCGGGGCAGGGATGCCACGCTCGTTGAGATCGGAGCACACGGAGCGCAGCGATTCTCGCGCGAGGATGCGACGCGCGCACTCTTTGACGATCGCAGCCGAATCGTCATCGGGGACATCCCGACCAGCGACGCGGGTGTAGCCGTAGGGGGAGTAGCCGTGAGGTTCGCCCTTTTCCGCCTTCTCCTGAAACTTGCGGCGCAACCGCTTTGCCTGGTTTTCGACCTCGAGTCTCGCGAACGTCCCCATCTGTCGCGCCATCGCGCGTCCTTCGGGAGTTCCGAGATCGATCGTCCCACCTACGTTGGCGAAGACCAGACCTCGTTTGTCTGCGAGATCGATGATGTCTTCGAGTTCACGCGGCGTGCGGGTAAGTCGGTCGACTGCCCAGACAACCACCGCCTGAATGTGTCCGGACTCGATGTCGCGGATCATGCGCTGGTACTCGGGCCGCACCTTTGAACGGGTCGCGGAGACATCGTTGTCGGTGTAAACCTGCACGACCTCCCAGCCACGACGGTCAGCTTCGCGTCGGCAGTCCTGCTCCTGACGTTGGACTCCGAGTTCTGTTCCCTCGGTGTCCTTCGAGATTCGGGTGTAGATCGCGGTTCGCAACGCGCCTCCGGCGGTCATTCGCTCAGTGTACGGGCGGGCTGCGCGGGTGTCGGATCGGCGCGGCGATAGCCGCAGCGACACTCCACGGTCTCCGGCAGATGGTCGCGGTGGTCGATTAGGCGCCGGTCTACATCTACCTGGATCGGTGAGATTTGAGTTGCCATGGTGAGAGGTTATAACTAGCTTCCGACACCTGTCAACAACTAATTAGCACTCCGCTACGGCGGTTCCCGAGGCGGGGCGCAACCGCTGTTGATTCCAGGCGTCCAGGTCTGCGGCGTAGAACGCGTTTAGCCGCCCCCGTTTGTAGTGCTTCGGGCCGGCGCCCTGACTGATCAGGTTGAACATGGTCTGTTCCGCGATCCCGCAGTACTCAGCGGCCGACCGCGTCGTAAGCACTGGGCCGGTCATGGTGTCGTCCGTCATGGCGTCCGTTCCGGGAGGTCGTCGAAGTAGCGGTCCAGCTCGTCCCGATCGAACAGGACGGTGGTTCCACGCTTCTTCGCCGCGATGCGGTTGTTGCGCATCTCGTCACGCAGCACCCACTCGGAAATCCCAAGATAGTTGGAAGCCTCTGCGACGGTGTAGCCCCTCTTAGTGCTCTCAGTCATGCCGTGAGGGTATCGATCGAAGGGCGCCATCGCCGTCAGTGTCCGAATGGACGCGTGTCGCGTTTAGAGCTGCGTCGCAAGGAAGAACAGGTCGCACCCGGGGCAGCGGTAGCCGCCTAGATGGTCGCGCAGCACGGTGCCACACTTAGGGCAGTGGGGTTGTGCGCTGTCGTCGATGACGTCGGGCATGCCCGCTACGGTAGTCACTCTCGGCCGGAGGAAGGATCCCGGCTGTGGACAAGTGGAACCCGATCATGGCTGCGGTCGAAGGCCCTACCGGCGTGTGGAAGATGATCGATCCGCAGGGCCGCGAGTACGGCACCGTCGAGATCCGACGCGTCATGAATGGCACGGAGACGCGCTACAAGGCTGTATGGCGGGATCAAGTTATCGGATGGTCCACGACTCTCCGTGAAGCGTGTTATCGCGTCCACATGGCGCACCTGGCTGCCCACGGGCCGGGAGGGTCGCCCATGGCCGACTGGGGCGACCCGTACCGCCGCTCGCTCTAGGAACCGAGACGGTCGATCCTGTCGGCCAACGTGTACAGCGCTTCCCACACTGCCGTTGCGGTGACGTGGGTGAATTCGCCCTTCAGTTGAAGATCGGTCTCGTCGTCAGGCGACTCTTCAAGCCGCTCTTGGAGGCCGGCGATCTCGCCTTTCAGGTGGTTGTGGATGGCGGCGATGGCCGCGCGAGTCTCGTTCATTTCTTCCGGTCCCTCTTCCCGGCGTGGATCGCCGCTTCAGTCTGGTTGTAGTCCTCGAAACGATGCCAGCGCTTCGTGTGGATGCTCCAGTTCTCCACCAACGTGGCGTACAGCTCTCCGCCGATGTGCACGCCCCAATCTCCCAAGTTCTGGTTGTTCAGATCGCGAACTCGAAGGGCGAGGGCGATCGCTTCCTGTGGGTCCCGCGGGGCCTCAAACACGAAACCGGCTGGCAACGGCTTGGCCGTGAATCTAGGCCCTTCGAACCTCTCGGACTTGAAGTCGGCGCTCGAGCGATAGGTGTAGCAGACGATCTTGTCGGAGCCGATCGGGAACCCGTAGTGGTAGATCGTGGAGCTCCCCGGGTCCTCGCCAAGCTGGTCGGTGATGTCAGCGTAGAGATACCGCAGCGACTCTGGCGTGGAGGCATCCAGGCTCTCGATGTCGCTGAGGCCCGTTGCCGAACCTAAGACTCGCTCCCAGGCCACGCCGAAGTTCCTTGACCCCATGGACGCCATCGCCATGTTGAGATGCGGGAACGGGTGCACCTTCGGTCCGAACATGAATGGGTCGTCTCCGTGGGTCACCAGTGTGTCGGAGATCAGGAGCGCGAAATCGTCGCCCTGGTTGACGAACAGCAGGCTCATCGGTCAACCCCCATGCCCCTAGCCGCCAGGATGAGGCGCCCGTCGATGACGACCTCGGGGCCGTCCGCGGTCGACGCCATCACGGGGACGGAGTCTGACGTGCTCGTGCCGGGGCCGAAGATGGCACCTCCCGTCGCTCGGTGCAGGATCGACAGCGAGTCGGTGGCCTCGTTGTACTGCGCGGTGCCGATCGCGGTCCTAATAGTGATTGTTCGGCCGTCGTACTTGTTGAAGACGGCATCAAGTGCCAGCGTCGCCAGCCGGGTCTCCGCGATAACTTCCCACTCCGTCTGAGACGGGATGCGGAAGATCTGGTCCGCAAACGCCTCGGCCTGGTCCTTGCTGTAACCCAGATCCTCCGCGCGCTGAATGAGATCCTGACGCGACCCCTCAAGCGTCGCCCGATAGCTCTCCGTGTTCCCGTCGAGATCGAACTGAGCTTTCGCCGCGTCCTGGGCCTGCTTCGCCAGGTCTACGAGCATGTCCTTGTTGTCTCGGCCGGCCTGGGTGTTCTCGTCGAGGGTTGCGGTGTAGTCGGCGATGCCGTCCCCGTTCTCGTCGATCCCCTCACGCGCCTTACGGATGACCGCGTCCACCTCAGCAAGAGCGTTCTTGTAGTTCAAGTTCGCCGTGACCGCATCCTGACCAACGCCGTTCGCCTCCATGATCGTGGCGACCAGATCCTCCAGCTTCGAGTTCATCTCCTCCACGCCCGACGCGGCATCCAAGTAGACGTCCGCGGCGACCTTCGTGGACGCTGTGTTCTCATCGGTCGCGTCCTTCGACTGCTTGCGGATCTCATTTCCGCGCGCCAGCCCCTCCGCTTCGTCCTTAACGGCATCGCGCAGAGTTCCCGCCGACTGCGCGAGGTCCAGCATGGAGATGCCGAGGTCGTCAGCCATCGCCTGTGCGGCATCCCCACCGCCCGTGGCGACGTCCAGAACCTTGTTGAGATCCTTGATCGCGTCGGCGTTGCCCGAAGCCGCATCGGCGACAAGATCGAGCCCGATACCCAGCTTCTCGGCGTTGTCGTACGCCGAGCCGAAGTCGAGACCGACCAGAGACCGCTCGACCGCCAGGTTGTTGACCGCCAGATCCTTCGCGGCATCCGCGCCCTGCTCGAGCGCCTGCGCATATGACTCCGCACGCTGACGCGCCTGAGCCTGCGCAACCGCAACACTTCCCACCACGGCCACGAGCGCGGTGAGCGCGACCGTGACCCCACCGCCGATGAGCGCAACGCGGCTAGCGGTGGTTTCGAGCGTCTGCAACGCGATGCGGAACTGAGCAATCTTGTTGACTCCGAGTAGGGCGGCGCCACCCGTGAGGGCGATGACACCGGCGACCCCACCGAAGATGCTGATGAGGCCCTGCACGGGTTCCGGCATGTCGCTGAACATCTGCGCCAGTCCGGCGATACCGTCCGCTGCGGCCTTCACTGCGGGGAGGAACACATCCCCGGCGCTGATGGCAGCGTCCCGGATCGAGTTGTTCATGATCTGGATGCGCGCCTCGGTGGTCTCGTACCGCTTGCGGGCCTCCTCGATCAGAGCGATGTTGTCCTCCCATGCGCTCGAACCTAGCTCCAGCGACTTCCGCAGGAGGTCACCCGAGTTCGCCATACCCAGAAGCGCCTGGGACACGCGGATGTCGGACTGCCCGAGCTGGGAAAGCGTCGCGAACACGTCGCCACCCTGCGCATCGATACGCGCCAGACCCTCAACGAACGTTGCGATAGCGTCGGCCGGGTCGTCCTTGAACGCCTTCTGGAACTCGGTCGACGAGATGCCCGCAACCTCTGCGAACTGCTCGAGCTGGTCTCCGCCGGCGGAGACGGACATCGCAATGTCCGTCATGATGCGCGAGATGGCGGACCCGCCAGCCTCAGCCTCAATACCCACAGACGCGAGAGCGTTCGCAAACCCTAGAACCTGCGCTTCGCTCAGCCCGACGATCTGGCCGGCACCGGCGATCCGCTGAGCCATCTGCACGATGTCGCGCTCAGTGGACGCACCATCGTTGCCGAGAGCGACCAGTGCAGCACCCAGGTTGTCAACGTCCTCCGGAGCCGTCTGCATCACATTCATCAGTTGCGCGATCGACGTAGCCGCCTCATCAGCGGTCAGGTTCGTCGTCTCAGCAAGGTCGATCATCGTCTTCGTGAACGCGGCCACATTCTCCCGCTGCACACCCAACTGACCAGCCGCCTCAGCAACACCCGCAATCTCCTCGTGCGTCGCCGGCAGGACTTCAGTCAGGGACCGAAGTTGGTCCTCGAGCTGCGACATCTGCTCGTCGCTGCCATCGACTGTCTTGGTGACACCAGCCCACGCCGACTCCCAATCGATCGCAGCCTTTACCGACAATGCCGTCGCTGCGGTTAGAGCAGCGCCGCCCAGAACGGCCGATCGCCCTAGCTGCTCGAACGCTTCCCGTTGCTGCCCCAGCTTCTCCGCCTCCTCGCCGAGGTCACGAGTGGCCTTCGCCGCCGACAACATCGCCTTGTTGTACTCAGAAACCTGAGCCGAGAAGGTGACCTTCGTTTCGCGATTCGCCATGTTCAGTTCTCCTCTTTCCGTGCCATGTAGACCCGCTGCTGACATGCACGCGAGCAATACCGCTTATCCGAGCGCCCGTACACGGCACCACCGCAGGCGGGGCATACGCGCTCTACGACCCACCGCGACGCAAGCTGCTGTCGCAGCGACGTCAGTTCCTTCACCGCGACGTCCACCCGGTCGAGAAGGTCTATGAGCGCCTCATTCGGGAGTGCCTTCAACCGATCGATCTCGGCATCCTTCAGTACGTCCGCGCCTCGCATCGCGGGAAGACGCCACAGGAAGAACCCCCGAACGTCCACGTCGTGACGGGTCCACATCTGCCACGCATCTCGTGACGATCTACCCCTCATTTCTGCCCCTTCCGCGAAACTTTGAACCCGCCGCGGGTTCTTTTCCCCTCGCCGACGGTCCTGAAGCGAGAGGGCGACGTGGCGGTCCCCCCTGGGTGATGGAGGTCATCGTCGGATCACGATCGGTCCGGGCGGGGATGCGTCGGCGTGGTGCTGGCACACTCCTCGACGTCGGACGATGCTGTCGCCCTCGTCGACTTCGCGGATCGCTACAGACACAGCCGGCGAGGTGCGCGTGAGACGGTGGACGATGCACCACCGGTCGTGGTTGAGGATGCTCCGGTCGTGAACCGCGGTGAGGAATGCCTGTCGGTTGCCGGGTTCAGTGTCGGCAAGGTCAAACGCGATCTGCTGAGGCGTGGGGTAGTTCACGCTCTGCCTTGCCGCGCTGAGTCTTGCCGCCTGATCTCCAGTGAGTTCGGCCTTGGGGTTTGTCTGTTCCCAGTTGTAGGTCATTGCGCTACCGAGTGACCCTGCTGTTGTGCAGGTCTGCCTGTGCGTTCTTGGCTCTCCACTCACGGATGTGCTGTTCGTCTCCCTTGAGTACGTCGAGGTCGGCGAGGTGGTTGGTGAGTGTGTCGAGTGCAGCTCGCACGGCCGGTGGGAAGGTGCCTGCCGGATCGTAGGCGCCGAGTGCTCCACCGTTGAGGTTGATGTCTCCGAGGATGCGGCGTTCCGACCATGCGGCTGAGTAGTCGCGCCATGCTTCGGTGAGTGCTGCGATCGCGTGGCGCATGGTGTCGGCTGTCTGCGTCAGGCGTTCCTCACTGCGGGGGATCACGACGGGTGCGACGGTGGCGATGCGTTCCGCGAATGTGCGGGAGATTCGTTCGAGGCCGGAGCGTGCCTGCCGGGACAGGTCCGCGTGTGCCTGGGCGGTGGCTTCGTACTGTGCGACGTCACTCTGCACCTTGGACGGGTCTGTGCCGTTAGAAAGTGCTTCGCGCACGGCCCGGGCGTAGGCGACCTTCGCTTCTTCCGCCTGCACCTTCGCTCTTCCTGCTGCGCGGTCGTTGTCGGAGATCGCGGTACGCAGGTTCATGTACTGGTCGTAGAGGGCGAGGGTTTCCTTGTCGCCCTTGAACACGTCGCGGGGGAGGAGGCTGACGTTCGCGGAGACACTGGGTTCGCTGACCTTGGTTGAGCGCGAGAGGAACGTGAGGTTCTTGAGGTTCTGCATCAGTTGTCCTTCGTGATGAGGTGAACGGGGAGGTTGGCGACAAGCTCGGAGTGTCCCGTTTCGTGGAGTCGCTTCGCTTCGGCGTGGGTGATGGTTTGGCCGTTGGCGGCGCGGTGAACGAGTTCTCGGTCTGCCGGGTTAATGCGGCCGAGGATCTGGTCAAGGTCGCCGGCGGCGTGGGCTGCGTCCACCTGTTCAGGTGTCATGCCCTGGAGGTCTTCACGGGCCAGTTGCGTCTTCAGGTAGTCGGGTGTTTCTTCGACCGCCGCGGGGTTGTTGAGTTCTGCGATGCGGTTGAGCATCTTCGTGTTGCGGTCGTAGTCGGCCACCCAACCCGCGAGGCGTTCGAGGTCTTCGTTGTTCATGACTTCTCCAGTTCGGTTTCGAGTTCTTCGGCGAGGTTGTCTAGTACTTCGATGGCTTTGCGGATGAGTGCTGCGTAGCGTCGTGCTCGCCGTTCGGTCTTGCGGGTGCCGCGTCGGATTGCGGCGACGCGCTCTTGTTCGCTCATAGCTCCCACTTCCGGATGTGCCATTCGTAGAGGCGATCCATCCACCACCGCAGCCACAGGGCGATCGACATCACGGTGTCTTCCTTCCGCGTCGGGGGTAGGGGATTCCGGCCCAGATCCCGACCGTTGGTTTCGACGCCTCCGCATAGTCACGGCAGAGATCACGGAGGGGACAGGCGGCGCAGAGTCGCGCGGCGAGCGCCTTCTCTGCCGCGTCGGTGTTGTCGGCCGTGAACAGTTCGTAGTCCCGGCAAGCGGGGCGAGTGGCCTCCATGGCTTCGACGAGTGCGGCGTACTCGGTTTCTCCCTTGTCAGAGCGCACGGATGACCTCCTGCCCGTCCGACCGCTGCTGGCGCGGCCAGACGTGGCATCCGTCTTCGTGGAGGGCTTGGACGATGGGTTCCGTGGTGGTCGGGTGTGCGATGACACGGGTCCACGGGTTGCATCCTCGGCACGTCTCGAGCCACACGCGATGAGCGGTCATGACCCACCCGCCTGTGAGTGTGTGAGATCCGTGAGTTTGTGAGTTTCGAAGGGGTCACTCTCGGGGAAACTCACACTTCTCACACTTCTCACGGGGGCATAAAGACCACGTGAGAGCTTGATTACCCGGTTCGCATCGACAGCCCGGCGAAGGTACTCGTCAAGGTTGGACACGTCGGGCACCAGCACCTTGAGGTTGCGTGGGGTGATGCCTTCAGGGAAGCGGCCGATGGTGGTGATGATCTCGGACATGCGGTCGCCGAGCCCGTTCGTTGTCCGGGCGGTCTGCGCCGCCTCTTCTGCTTCCGCGAGGTCGGCGCCATCGAGTTCCCACGCGCCCGTCTCCGTCAGGGTCACGCTGTACTCACCCTCACGCGCATCACGCGAAGTGACTTGCAGCGTTGCGCGGTCTTCATGACGTTCCCGGTTCAGCACCAGCACCGTGTCAGCCGCACCAGCGATGCCCTGCGTACCACTCACCGCGTCGAGGAAGTCTCCAGCCACACCTTTGCGCGTGTGGTGCACGATGATGAGGCTCGAGCCGGGGACGGCGTCACACGTCCGTTTGAGCGACGACAGCACCTTGTAGTCGTGTCCGTACTGGGATGCGGTGCCGGCCGGCGGCATTACCTTGCCGAGCGTGTCGAGGATCACGACCGGGTCTTCGCCGTCGTGAGCGGTCATGAAATCGGTAATCGTCTCGATGACCTGCCCCTCCGGGATCTCCACCCGGAACTCGAGCAGGGGCGAGATGCGCTCCGGGTTCAGACGGATGAGGCGGTCCTGCAGTCGACGTTGTCCATCCTCGAGCGCCAGATAGAGCACGGGCCGAGGGTCACCGACCGGAAGCGCGCCAAACGCGTTCCCGCCTGTGGACAGCTCCACTCCCAGTCCGAGCACCAGCCACGATTTGCCGATCTTCGGTGCCGCGACGAGCAGCGTCATCCCCTCGGGGATCACTCCGGGGACCGCGTAGCGGATGGGCGGGAACTTCTGTTCCATCAGCCATGCGGCATTGAACACGGCGGTCATGCGCTCACCGCCTTGCGGGCCTGCACGACATCGAAGTGCTTGAGGAGCTCGGCGTGACGCTTACGCGCCTCATCCCCGTTCACCCACAGGTCGTAGTAGACATCCGCAGCACGCTCAGCTCGGTCGGTGCGGACCTGCGCCCGGTTCTGGCCGGCGTGAAAGCCGTCCGCCCACAGGAGCCATAGTTCCCAGGGAAGCTCGTGGGGCTGGATCTTCCCCGCGAGCAGGGTGGAGATGGGATGATTGTTGTACTGAACCCGTCCGCCAGATGAGTTCACGGGAGCGCCTTCACGGGCGCTCTCGTCATTCACGCCGCCTCGCTCGTCAGCAGCGCAGCAAGACGTGAACGCTGATCCGAGGTCAGTGGGGGAGCGGCGGCGACAACGCGTTCGATGTAGTCGGCGAGGCGCTCCATCTGGAGGTTGCGGCGCGCCGCTACTAGGTCGGGGTCGTCGGGGGTGCGGGATCGCGAGAGAGAAGCGACACGGGCGCGTTCAGCGGTCCATGACATACGGAAAGCCTCCGAGGCAGGGGAAAAACACCCTCTGCTGGAGGCTTCCTGTCTTCGCGGGGGCCTTAGGGCCGGCGCGTGACCACTACGTGGTCCGCTTGTCTCCGCTGGACCTTCTCAGCATAGCACCTATGAGCGCTAAGGAGACCTGAGAGTTCCCTGAATGTCCGTACACAAGTTCGAGCGCCCGGAACAGCGTCTCCGCGGTCGCTGGTACGTTCAGACCGCACTTGTGGCACTCGAGCTGGTATCGCGTCCGGATGGTCTCAGGCGACCGCATCTG